TCTTGTTGGTGCTTTTTTATTTGGAAAAAAAGGTGCAGTTGCTTTAGCTGGTGTTAGTTTTATTATTGATAAAATAAATGATTTTATAAAAGATACAAAAACACAAGCTGGAATAATTGACGTTAATAATTTAGATGATGTAGAAAAAAGATTAGCAATAATAAATGATAGATTAAAAAATAGAAACCAAATTATAACAGAAACAATTACTTTAAATAATGGTGTTACACATGAAGTACAAACACAACACGCACTATCAGATGAAACTATAAAATTATTAGAAAAAGAAAAGAAACAATTACAAACAATATTATTTTTAAAAAATAAAGAATCTACAAATCAATTTGAACTTCATAGAGGTCTTAAATCAATCTCTGTTACACAAGAGGAAGTAAAAGAAAAAGTTAAAAAAACATTAGATTTAAGAAAACATATGCAAGAAATAATTAAAAATGCAGAAAATAAAGAAATGGAAAAACAACTTTTTATTCAAACAGAAATTAATAAAAAGAAAAGAGAGTTTAACAGAATAGTTACTGAAGCAGAAAATAAAATTAAAAATCAAAAAACAACAACAGAGCAAGTTACAGAACAAATAAAACAACAAAACGAACAATTTAGTATATCAAGAGAAATTACAAATGTTGTAAATAAAAGTGTTCAAGGAGTTTCAAGAGGATTTGCAGAAGCCCTTGTGCTTGGAAAAAATTTAAATATGACAATGAAAGAATTAGCACAAAGTATATTAGTTGATATTGTTGCAAAAACTATTGAACGTATTGCTTTAAAACAAATAGAAAAATTTTTAGATGCAATTTCTGTAGATAAAGAAGCAACAAAAGAAAATTTAATTAGAAAACAAAACACAGAATTAAAAAGACAAATTGCTTTACAAATGTTTTTAAATGCTATTGGTGGTGGAAGTGGTGGTGGTGGAATACCATTTATGGCAAAAGGTGGTGCAGTTTCTAAAGGACAGCCAATTGTTGTGGGCGAGAATGGGGCAGAAATGTTTATTCCCAATTCATCAGGTCAAATAACACAATCAGCTAGAGGTACAGGTGGTGGTGCAGTTAATGTAAATTTTACAATTAACACAATAGATTCAAGAGGGTTTGATGAAGCTTTAATAACAAATAGAGCAACAATTACAGGCATAATTAATTCTGCATTAGCAGAAAAAGGAAGAAGTGAGTTAGTATAATGAGTGGTGCATTTCCAATATCAACATCAAAATTTGAGACATTAGGTATTCAAAGTCAGCAAAGCACTTTGATTTCTAAATCAATGTCAGGAAAAAAATTAACAAGACAAATACAAGATCAAAGATTTGGTTTTACTGCTAGAATTATTACAGCTAAAAGGTCAGATGTATATGGAGAACTGATGGCTTTTATTATGAAACAAAGATCATCTAAAGAAGATTTTACAATAACTCCACCTGAAGTTAAAAATGCTAGAGGTAATGTAAGCGGTACTGTTCTTGTTAATGGTGTTCATGCAGTTGGAGATACAACTATTACAGTTGATGCTATGACAGGAACTTTAAAAGCTGGAGATTTTGTAAAATTTGCACATGACAAAGTTTATATGATTGTTGCAGATGTTACAGCAGATGGGTCAAATGAAGCTACACTAACTATAGAGCCACCTCTTATAACTGCGTTAGCAAATAATTCTTCAGTAACTTATGATAGTGTTCCATTTAAAGTGCATTTAACAAACGATCTACAAGAATTTGGTAGTGTAGGTGCAGACAAAGATGGTAATATTTTATATCAGTTTGAATTAGATGTTGAAGAAACTCTTTAATGAAACAATATAAAATTACTCATTTAATAACTGCTGACTTTGAAGCTACTGTAATTGTTAATGAAGATGAAATAGATATTAATTTAAACGACTTAAAGAAGTATAAAAAACCTGATAGTAAATTTAATTTTACCATGATAAAAGGTACAGAAAGCATAACAAGAACATATTACGAGGAACATGGCGAGAACACTAACAACAGCAGTAAAAAATGAATTAGCAACCAATAACATCAGCCCAATTCATCTTTTAACTATTGGATTTTCTACACCTGTAAATATTACTGATTGTATTTTTGACATTACCTCTTCTGTATCAGGGTCAAGTGTAACCTATACATCTTCAGCTTTTTTACTAGAAACATCTTCTTTTGAAGAACAAACAGATATTTCAAAAACATCTTTAACAATAAATTTATCAGCAGTAGATACTTCTTTTGTATCTATAGTTCTTGGAGAAAATATTGTAAATGATTCTGTAAAAATATTTAGAGGATTATTAGATTCTTCTAACTCTTTAATAGCTGACCCAATATTATTATATGAGGGAAATATAGATACTTTTCAAATATCTGAGTCTAAAAATAATGCTAGTGTTACTTTAACTGTAGTATCTCATTGGGCTGATTTTGAAAAAAAATCAGGAAGAAGAACAAATAATATTTCTCAACAAAGGTTTTTTAGTTCAGATGTAGGAATGGATTTTTCAAGCCAAACAGTATTAGATTTAAAATGGGGTAGAGAATAATGGGTTTTAGTTTTAGTAGTTTTGTTCCAAAACCTTTAAGAAAAGCAACAAAAGTTGTCACTTCAGTAGTTTCTAGTATATTTTCAGGTAATTTTAATCCATATGTTGCTTTAGGAGTGTTTGCTGTAGGATGGTTATTTTCAAGAGCATTGAAACCTGATGTTCCTGACTTTGGTACAAATGATTTTGAAGAAACTGAAAGAGGTATTTTACTTAATAAACAATCTAACAACGCTTGTATTCCTGTAATTTATGGAGAAAGATTAGTTGGTGGTACTAGAGTATTTTTAGAAACATCAGGAACAGATAACACTTATTTATATGTTGCTTTAGTTCTTTCTGAGGGAGAAGTAAATTCAATAGAAGAAATAAGAGTAGATGATAAAGTAGTTACGTTTGATGGAGCATTAACACATGGAACAGTAAGAGAAGTAGCAAGTAGCGATAGTAATTTTTTTAAAGATTCTACAAGTCATATACAAATACAAGCATTTTTAGGAAAAGACGACCAAGTGGCATCTAGTGTTTTAACACCTTTATCTTCATGGGGAAGTAATCATAGATTAAGAGGTATTTGTTATTTAGCTTTAAGGTTTAAATGGAATCAAGATATTTTTGGTGGTATTCCACAAGTTCAAGCAAAAATAAAAGGTAGAAAAGTTGTTACGTTAGACGCTAGTTTGAATGAATCTTCAGAAACATTTTCTACAAATCCAGCATTTTGTTTATTAGATTATTTAAGAAACGAAAGATATGGAAAAGGTATTTCAACATCAAATATAGATTTACAAAGTTTTAGAGATGCTTCACAAGTAGCAATAACTCAAGTAACACCATTTTCAGGTGGTAGTGATATAAATATATTTGATTGTAATGCTGTAATTGATACATCAAAAAAAGTTATTGATAATGTAAGAGAAATAGTAAAAGGCACTAGAGGTTATCTCCCTTATGTTCAGGGTAAGTATAAATTAATTATAGAAACTACAGGGTCAGCTTCAGTATCATTAACAGAAGATGATATAATAGAGGGATATTCTTTAGCATCTCCATCTAAAAATTCAAAATATAATAGAGTTATAGTTTCATTTATAAATCCTGATAGAAATTATCAAGTTGATGAAGTACAGTTTCCACCTGTAGATGATTCAGGATTGGCAAGTGCAGATCAACACGCAACTATGAAAACAGCAGATGGTGGTTTTTTATTAGAACAAAGATTTGACTTTAGCACTATTACTTCTCCATATCAGGCTGAAGAAATGGCTGAAATAATATTAAGAAGAAGTAGAGAATCTTTAGGATTAAACATTACTGCAACATTTAAAGCTTACGAATTACATATTGGAGATATAGTTAATGTTACATTATCAGGGTTAGGATTTTCAAATAAAGCATTTAGAGTGCTTTCTATGAATTTTAACGAAGATTATACTGTTAGTCTTAATTTAGTTGAGTATCAAGCTTCTCATTATACATTTGCAACTAAAGGTCAGGTAGCTAGTACACCATCAACAAATTTACCAAACCCATTTGTTGTTCAACCACCAGCTAGTGTAACTTTATCAGATACATTAATTGAATATAATGATGGAACTGTAATTGTAGCTTTAGATGTAACTATAGGTGCTTCTCCTGATAGCTTTATAGATTTTTATCAAGTAGAATATAAACTAAGTACAGATTCTAATTTTATTATTTATGCACAAGGTTCAGGATTAAATCATAGAGTCTTAAATGTAATTGACCAACAAACTTATGATGTAAGGGTAAAAGCAGTTAATACTCTTGGAGCATCATCTTCTTTTGTATCAGCACAAAGAACAATAGTAGGTGCTATTGACCCACCATCAGATGTAGAAGATTTATCATGTAATATTACAGGAAACGATGCACATTTAAGTTGGACACAAATTTCAGATTTAGATTTAGCTTTTTATCAAATTAGGTTTTCAGATAAAACAGACGGAACAGGGGAGTGGTTAAACTCAGTTAATCTTGTGACTAAAGTATC